CAGCATCATCTACATTTGTATGTGTACCTGATGGTGGAAGAATAATTAAAATTATTACACATAACAAAGCAACTACTACAGGAACAGCAGCTATCTCTTTTGAAATAGGTGGTGTTGCAGTAACTGATGGTGGGATTAGCCATACAGCTTCTGGATCTGCAAGTAGAGTAGCAACTGCTGAACCTACTGCTGCAAACAGAGTTGAAGAAGATGGAACTATTGAATGTATTACAGATGGTGGTTCTACAAATGCTTCTAAAATGGAAATAACTTTTGTTATTAGAAGATAATAAACAATTTTGTGGGGGACTCTGTCTAGCGATACTTCTCCCACAAATACCAATTAATAAAAGGAAATAAATTATGCCAATGGTAGGAAAAAAGAAATTTGCTTATACGAAAAAAGGAAAAATGGCTGCTAAAAAAGCTGCTAAGAAAATGGGCAAAAAAGTAAAAATGAGAAAATATTAATGAAAGGTAGAATAAAAGGTAAAGCTGTTTTAACAGCTAAACAAAGAACTTTACCAAAAAAACTGAAATTGAAGATTATCAAATCTAAAATGAAGAAAAGAAAATAAAGGAAAAACAAAAATGGCTTATAATTATGCTTTAAGACCAGGAACAAGTCAAAAAATCAATACTAACAACTCATCAACTGCATCTGCTGCATTTGGAGAGCAAACTAATTATATTAGAATTGTTGGTTCAGCTAATTTTCATTTTGTACTAGGTGCTTCACCTACTGCAAGTGCTACATCAGCTCTTTTACCAGCTGGTGAAGTTGAGATTTTAAAAGTGTCGCCTGGACAAAAGATTGCTGTGTTTCATGGATCATCTACAGATGTTTATGTAACTGAAATGGGTGCGTAGTGGCAAAACAAAAGTTCGTACACTTTGTTCCAAGAGATAAACCACCTAAATTAGGCAAACATAAAAAAAATCTTAATAAATCTGAAAAAAGAAATATGAAACTTACTAGATACAAAGGTCAGGGTAGATGAGAAAAATTGGACAAGAATCTGATGGTATTAAAAGTAATACTTATTACGATAATGACAAAGATGGTGTTCTAGTTAAAACATCAACTGACATAGCTCCAGTTATTAAAACTAACAAAGAACTTTATACTAGGAATGATGGTTACTCACCAAGTAAGGATTTAAAAAGAATAGCGACTGTACCAACAGTTGTTTTAGAAATTTGGACAAAAGAATATAACAACAGTCAAGATGGTAATTGGTTTGCATTACCTAAAGATGTTCAACACAAAATATTAAGAGAAAAATTAAATAGTTCTGATTATAGATATTTTAGAACTGCACCAGGAAAAATTTAATGGCACTAACAAATTACACAGAACTAAAAGCATCACTTGCTAACTGGTTAAACAGATCAGATTTAACAACTGAGATAGCTGATGACTTTATTAAATTAGCAGAAGCTGATTTTAACTCTAAACTAAGAGTTAGAGCTATGATTGCACAAGTAAGCATAACTGTTAATGCAGAAACTGTTTCTTTGCCTACTGACTTTTTACAAATAAGAGATTTTTATACTTTAAGTGGTCAAACAAAAACACCATTAGTTTATACAACTCCAGCATCTATGGACACAACAACTGGAACATCAACTACTGGTAAGCCAACTTCATTTACAATTTTAGGAGATACAATAAGATTTTCTCCAGTACCTGACGCATCTTACACAGCGATAATGAATTATTTTAAAAAATTTCCAACACTTAGTACAACTAATACAACAAATTATATTCTAGCATCACATCCAGCAATTTATTTGTATGGTGCTTTATTTCATGCAGCAAACTTTTTAGGTGGTATCAATCCTCAACAAGTTCAAACTTGGCAACAAATGTTTGCAACAGCTATGGAACGATTAGAATTAAACGATAGAGAAGATGAATACAACGGAAGTCCATTACAAGTAAGAACTGTAACATCAGTAGCTTCTCCATTTGTTTCAACTTTATAATAGGAAAAAATTATGCAATTACCTTTTGGTGAATGGTTGCCAGACCAACCAGATCATTTAAATCCTGGTGCAACTGTAGCAACAAATGTTTATCATGCACAGTCAAGCTACAAGCCTGTAAAAGGTTTAGTTGCTTATAGTGGTGCATCCAATGTAACACAAAATGCTAAAGGTGCTGGTAGTTTTAGAGATAATACAAACACAGTATTTACTTTTGTTGGAACTAAAGACAATATTTATAAATTAACATCAGGTACTTTTGCTAGTGTAAAAGGATCATGTACTGTTAGTGGTGGTGATACAGATTTTTTTACATTTACACAGTTTGGACAATTTGTAATAGCAAGTAATGGAGTTAATCCTCCCATGTATTACGAAATGGGTACTTCAACTAATTTTGCAACATTACAATCCTTAGCAAGTGCTAGTGGATCAGGTACAGTACCAGCTAAGTTTAAAGTTTCAGGTGTCATAAGAGATTTTTTAGTAACTGGTAATATAGAAAATGCAAAAAACAGAGTTGCATGGTCAGGTATTAACGATATTTCAACTTGGGAAGCTGGTGTTAGTTCATCAGATACTCAAGATTTACCTGGCTCAGGTGGTCAAGTTGTGGCTATAACTTCTGGTGAGGTTGGTTATGTTTTTAGAGAAGATCAGATTATAAGAATGGACTTTGTAGGTGGAAATGTTGTTTTTAGATTTTCAGTTATATCGCCAAACAGAGGAGCTGTTTATGGACAAACAGTTTGCCAGGACAACAGACAAGTTTTCTTTTATTCATCAGATGGATTTTTTCAAATCAATGGCGACCAAATTTTGCCGATAGGAGCTGAGAAAGTAAATAGATTTTTTGATGGTGATTTAAACAAAGCATACACAGATAGAATTACAGCAGCAGTAGATCCATTTAATACTTTAGCGATTTGGTTATATCCAAGTAAAGATAATCCAAACACTACTGGAGTTTGTGATAAATTATTGATATACAACTATGTAACTCAAAAGTGGTCAGTTGCTAAAGTTAAAGCATCACAAATCTTTAAACAATTCGTAGTAGCAAACACAGTTGAGTTAATGGATATTATTTCTGAGAACTTAGACGATATTAATATTTCACTAGATACAGCATTTTGGACAACAGGACATTTGTATCTTGGTGCAATAGATGAAAATTTTAAAGCAGCAATATTTTCTGGAAAAACTTTAGAAGCTGAACTTGAAACAAAAGAACAAGAATTGTTTCCAGGTCTTAGAGCAAATGTAACTGGCATTAGACCAATTGTAGATGCAAGTGCAAATGTAACTATTAAGACTAGAGATAAATTAGCAGATACTGTTACTACTTCTGCATCAAGTTCAATGAATGACACAGGCATAAATCCTGTAAGACAAAGTGGTAGATATTTTAGAGCAAATGTAAAAATACCAGCAGAAAGTATTTGGACTAATGCACAAGGAATTGATTTAACTGCAAGTCAAGGTGGATCAAGATAATGAGTGATAAGATTGATATAGATAACATTAGATATTCAATTGAAACACAGGAGTTTTTTCAAAGACAAGTGGAAGAAGCTGTAAATACATTAATTAATAAAAACAATACTGAAAGCGATAAGGCTTTTAGTTGGTTTATGAATTAGGAGCAACATGACAACAAACATTAAAGATTATTCAACAACTCAATCAAGCAACACTACATTAAATGGAATTGATGTAAATGAGGGTATGCTACCAAGTAATCTAAATAATGCTATTAGAGCATTAATGAAGAATACTAGAGATTGGTTTAATTCAGCTGAGTGGATAGAATATGGTGATGGTAGTGGTGCATTTACTGCTGCTTATGCGTCAGCTACATCTTTTACAATCGCTGGTGCTAATGTAACTTCTGTTTATCATGCTGGAAGAAGAATTAAATTAACAGCATCAACACCTGGTACAATTTTTGGAACGATCTCAAGCTCATCATTTTCTACAAACACAACAATCAATGTTACTTGGGATAGTGGCTCACTTGCTAATGAAGCAATTACAAATGTTTATGTTGGTGCTTTATCAAAAACAAATTCATCTATACCAGAGGGTATAGTTGTAACAGCAACTCTTGCAGATGGTTCAGTTACACTTGCTAAAATGGCAGCAGATTCTGTAAATGGAACTAAAATTGCAGATGACAGTATTAATAGTGAGCATTATGTAGATGGTTCAATAGACACAGCTCATATTGCTGATGCACAAATTACAACAGCTAAAATTACTGATGGTAATGTAACCCTTGCCAAACTAGCTGCTGACTCAGTTGATGGCACAAAGATAGCTGACAACTCAATTAATTCAGAACACTATGTTGATGGCAGTATTGATACTGCACACATAGCAGATTCACAAATTACAACTGCTAAGATTGCAGACTCACAAATCACTTCTGCTAAAATTACAGATGGTGCAATTGTTAATGCAGACATAAATGCTTCTGCTGCAATCGCAGCAACTAAAATACATGATGGTACAATCTCTAACACAGAGTTTGGACATCTAAATGGTGTAAGTTCAAATATTCAAGATCAACTAGATGCTAAAGGTGCTTCTAATGCTAACCTAACAGCGATTGGTAATCTAGCAAATACAGATGGTAATTTTATAGTTGGTAGTGGTTCAACATGGGTTGCTGAAAATGGTGGTACTGCTAGAGCTTCTTTAGGACTAGGAACTATCTCAACACAAGCTGCTAATAGTGTTTCTATATCTGGTGGATCAATTACTGGACTTGGAACTCCATCTTCAAACTCAGATGCTGCAACTAAAGTTTATGTAGATAATTTAGTTACAGGATTAAAAACAAGAATTATTACAAGGGTTGCTACAACAGGAAATATTAATTTATCAAATGCTTTAGAAAATGGAGATACCCTAGATGGTATTACACTTGCTACAGGAAATAAAATTTTAGTAAAAGATCAAACAGATGCTACAGAAAATGGTATTTATGATGTAGTAGCTAGTGGTGCAGCTTCAAGAAATACAGAGTTTAATACAGTTGCAGAACTTGCTGGACAAATGGTTATTGTTCAAGAGGGTTCAACTAATGCAGATAAATTCTTTTTATGTACTACTGATAACTCAGGTTCAATTGGTTCAGTTAATATTACATTTACAGTTGTCGTACCATCTAATGTTGGTGATGTAACTTTAAATGGTGTTCAAACACTAACAAATAAAACTTTAACCTCACCAGTAATATCAGATGTAGTTTCTGTTTCTAATGGAAATATTAATTTAACACCAAATGGAACTGGTAAAGTTGTTGTTAAAGGTAATACAAATCCTGGAACAGTTGTATTTAATTGTGAAAGCAATTCACATGGTCAAACAGTTAAATCTCAACCACATAGTGCTAGTGTTACAAATGTACTAACATTACCTCCAGGTGGAGATCAAGAAATAGTTGGAACTACAGCTACACAAACTTTAACTAATAAAACATTAGGAATAACATCTCTTGATATAGATGGTGGAACAGATATTGGAGCAGATTTAACTACATCTGATTTAATAATAGTAGATGATGGAGCTGGTGGTACAAACCGAAAAGCAGCTTTATCAAGAATAGTAACTTTAGTTGATGCAAATTCTAGTGCAGCAAGTGCTGGGTTTGCAGTTGCAATGGCAATAGCCTTGTAACAAAAAATAATAATAAAAGGAAAAAATAATGGCACAAGATTTTGAAAGAGTTTTAAAAACAAGCATAGGCACATCTGCTACAGAAGTAAGAGCAGCAGCTAATAGTGATGACGCAATTATTGGTATGAGATTTGCTAATAAATCAGGTTCAGCTGTAACTGTTGATGCTACTGTTAAAAACTCAAGCACAAGTTATTATTTGATAAAAGATGCACCAATACCAGCTGGAGGTTCTTTAGAACTTATAGATGGTGGTTCAAAAGTAGTTCTACAATCAGGAGATAGTGTTGAAGCATTATCAGATACAGCAAGTGCTGTGGACTGCATTTTATCAGTAGTAGATTCAATTAGTACATAAGGATTATATAAATGGCTTACATAGGTAATACACCAGCAGAAAGTTTTGCTAGTTTTGAGAAACAAGTTTTTACTATTGTTAATTCTCAAACTGCATACACACTTAGTCATAGTGTTGTAAATGAAAACGATATTAGACTTGTAGTAAATAATGTAGTTCAAGAGCCTGGAAGTGGCAAAGCATATACAGCATCTTCAACTACTCTTACACTATCGGCTGCGTTAGTTAATGGCACAGACGAAATGTACTGTGTGTTCTTAGGCAGAGCTTTACAAACTGTAAATCCACCAAACGCATCTGTTGGAAATTCACAAACTGCACCTACAATAATTACTGGTCAAACTGCTGAAACTTCTATCGCTACAGATGACACAATATTAATCCATGACACATCAGCTAGTGCATTAAGAAAAATGACTAGAGCAAACTTTGTATCTGGTGTTGGTGGTGTTAACACTCCAGCTTTCTTTGCTTATTTGTCATCAGACCAAAATATAACAAGTGATACATGGACAAAATTACAATGTAATACTGAAGAATTTGATAGTGATAATAATTATAATAATTCTACTAACTACAGGTTCACTCCAACAACTGCTGGAAAATATTACTTATTTGCACAAGGTTTTATGAATAACAGTTCAATTTTTGTTGGTATATCAAAAAATGGAACAAGAATAGCAACAACTAGAAAATCAGCTACAGATGCAGATAATGGTATTGCTATTTCTGTTATATTAACAGCAAATGGATCATCAGATTATTTTGAAGCAGAGGTTTTTCATCAAGAAGGTGCTACTATAGTTACTGAAGCTTCTGAAAGAAGAACACATTTTGGAGCATACAAAATTATAGAATAGGATAAATTATGGCTTTACATTCGTTACACTCATGCAAAGAAATTAATAAGGAGAATAATTAAATGGCAATAGATAAAATACAATCAGAATCAATTAACCTTGCAGATAACTTTGCATTTACAGGAACTGTAACTGGTGCTGGTGGAGCTAACACTCCATATTTTGAAGCATATCAAAGTTCTGCACAAAGTGGTATTTCTAGTGGAACTACAACTAAAATTACATTTAACACAGAAAGATTTGATACTGCTGGAAATTACGATCATTCAACAAATTATAGATTTACACCACAAACTGCTGGTAAATATTTTGTTTATGCTGGTGCTACAATAGGTACTGATGGTGGTTATGATGCTTATTCTTTTCAACTACACATTTATAAAAATGGATCTAGTTATGTTAAACAAGCAAATTTAGTAAATCCTAGTTCACCAATATCAACATTAAGTTTAAATATTTTTGCAAATATAGATTTTAATGGTTCATCAGATTATGTGGAAATTTTTGCAAGAACAGTTGCTGGAAGTACAGTTTATATTGATGCTGGACTAACCACAGGATCATTTGGAGCATACAAAATTATAGAATAAGGAGGTACAACTATGGCACAACTATCAACTAAAATAAAATCATACTGCGAAGCTAATGGAGTTTCAAATGTAGATTTTACAAAAGATGTTATGTTGCAAGACGATAGTGATGGCAAAGGTGCTTACATTAAGGAGTGGAATTTAGATATTGCACAACCAACAGACGCACAATTATCAGCACAAGAATCAGCAGCTAACAAAGAAGAAGCCAATGCACAAGTTAGATCAACAAGAAGATCAGCTTATGGTGATATTGGTGAACAGCTAGACGAAATCTATAAAGATATAGATGGTTGGAAAGC